GGCTTGCTTTCAGGTGTGTTTTTAATAAGGTCGCCAATGTCGTCTTTAGGCGAATCTGCTTTGGGGACATATCGCTCAGGAGCAACAGACGCACCACCAACCCCGCCGCCAAGAGCGCCGGCAAGATTAGATTCTTTCATCAACTTATCAACGGTAAAGTAAGCTTTACTTGCTAGCTGCTTTTCAGCTTTGCTTAAGCTTTTCTGACTAACCATCTCTTGGTATAGCTTTAATTTTTGCGCAGGGCGTTCCTCAAACAAAATCTTTGCAACATCTTGCGCACGTTTGTCATTAAGGCCGTCAAACATTCTTTTAAGGCCGCCAGCAATGGCGCTAGTCGCAGTAGGTGTCTGAGTAGCAATGTCTGCGCTGATAGCGGCAACCTCAGCCGCCGCAACGGCTTTAGATGTGGTGGGGCTGCCACCTAGAACCTCATTACGCAACTTAAACAGCCTGTCTTGAGCTTTCATGTCTTGCGCCAAGTTTGTGTATTGTGACGGCGTTAGAATAGACGCCAGACGCTTTTGCTGTTCAGGGCGGCCAAATACGCGGTTATACATATTTTGACCTTCTGGGGTTTTGTCAATCAAATCACGAAGCTGCTTACTAACGCCAGACCGAAAGGCTAGCTTTTCTGGCTCACCCATTCCTTTAATGGTCTTTTGCACCATCTCAGGGTCTAGCTTCATAAAGTCTTTCCCTGATTCCATTGCGCTGGTAAGCGATAAATAATCGCCACTTGATTTTCTGGCTTGAGCATAGTCAGGGCTAGCTTCGTCCATTGCAGACAATAGTTCATTCTTGATTTGAGTACGAGAGCGAGCCAAGTTGTTTTTACCTGCACGCATCGCTTCGCCAATGTCATCGTCAAGAACCTTTTTAGCATAGTCCAGAGCTTTTATGCTGTTGTCAGGAACATTAGCTAGTTCGCTTGCATAGTCCGCTCTGGCCTTACTTAGAGCCTTAGTGACTTCTGGCTTCAATTCAACATTCACAGAGCCTTGGTAGGCTTTCTTATACAACGGCGCTGCTTTAGAGCGGCCAGCATCTAAAATATCGTCTACTTGTGCATAGTAAGCATCACCGCCAGCAATATTTGTTGCAATGCTTTGTTTTAGCTTCTCAGGAGCTTTTGCTATACGTTCACGAAAGAATTTCTCCGCAACCTTCTGGCCGCCAGCGTATTGCGCCGAACCCTTAGCTAGCTGTCGGCTTTTAGCCCCACCAAGCTCAACTAAAGCAGCCCCGCCTGTGTCTTTCCAAGTTTCAAGAGCCGCGTCCTCTGGGAAGTCTTGCGCCACCGCTTCTTTTATTTTTCCTACAGCTGTTTGTTGCACGCCCTCATCAATAGAAGGAATGACGTCCGCGCTTTCGGCTAACTCAGCAACGCTCTTCTGAACAATAGGAACTTGTTTTTTGCGCCCTAAAATCGCCGACATTCTTTTTGCTATTGATGGCACAGCGCGAGAAATGCCAACACCAAGCCCGCCACCCAGCACACCAAATCCAGCACCCTGCGCGGCATCAGGTAATCTTTCTTGTAAAGTTCCTTCGCTTGTTCCAGCACCATATAGACCCCCTGATAATCCACCAACTCCAGTGGCTGTTGTAAGTGCTTGTGGCAATCCTCGTGAAGCATAGTTAGCAAGTCCTGCTGTTATTGTCTTACCATAAGGCAGCATGCCGCGCGTCAAAGCCGCGCCTAACACTGCCCCGCCCAACTCAGCGCCTAAAGACGATGCAGGGTGCTGTTCAGACATCTGCGCCATACGTTGACGCTCCTGAGCTTTGACATTATCTCCAGCTACCGCACCAGCAAGCTCGTCACTAAAGCCAAACGTCATGCCTTGCAAAGCCTTGCCAGCTAATCCTGAAACATATTCGCCGCCAGATATATCTTCTTTCCCATCATCAAGAAAGGAATCTAATTCGTCTTTAGGCGACTCACCAAGGAACTTGTCTAGCTCGTCCATTTACTGACCTCCAAGCGTTTTTAGCATTCCACGTGCCTGCTCTTTAGTTATCTTGCCAGCCTGATATTGCGCTTTAATTTCTTGCGCTTTAGGGCTTTGAGTAATGCCAGTCGGCGCTAAACTCTTTTTAATCATCTCAACCTGTTTAGGGTCAATAAATCCTTGAGCGGCAGCGTCCTCCGCGTCACCAATAAGGCGCTGTCTGTAGTCTTGGTGGAAGCTCTTTAGCTCGTTAAGGGTTGCGTCTAGCTGCTCCTGCGGCTGCGCACGATTTAACGAACCTCTAAGGCTTTCTAGTTTTTCACCTTCGTTTCTATCCAAAGAGCCAAAGGTTGCACCACGGTCTTTTGCCTGAATGATTTGGTCAATAAACTCATTTGCTTTTACTTTTAACAAGTTGGCATCTAAGTTTGTGGCTGGCACTAGCTTCCCTCTAATGATACCGCCCGTATTTGACCAATTCGTTTGCCCAATTGCGCGGTCAATCGTTCCCATAAGGCTATCAATCTGTTTAATCTGGCTAGGCAAGGACTTAACAAAGGTGCGCGCTTCTTTAGCCATTGCCTTACGTTCTTTGCGCTCTCCAGCCATTTCTTCAGCGCGAACATCCATTAGCTTTTCATTAGCCACACGACTTAGCTTAGGCGTTAAAGCCATGCCCTTCGTCAAGTCAGATACCGTCACACCCTCCTCGCCAATAGGGGTAGGCATGTCGCCCATGTCTTGTTGCGTAGGAGGTGGTAGCAACTGCCCCGCGCCTGCTTGCTGCAATGTGTTGTAAGTTCCGCCAATTTCTTGCGGCACGTCACCTTGAGCGCCCATCATTTGCCCTAGAACGCCTGTGGGCTGATACTTACGGTAAAGGCTGCCCGTCTCAGGGTTGGCAGCAACGGCAGCAGACTTGTCTGACAAGTACACATCTAGCTTAGCTTTCTGCTGGGGGGTTAATTCTGCACCCATAGCCACTTGCTGCTGAATAAAGCCAATATCCATAGCTTGTGCGGCGAGCTTTTCTTTGTCTTTCCTAGCTTGAGCGTTCTGCAAGTCTTTGCGCTGTTGATAGCTTTGTATTGCCCCTGTAAGAGAGGCTGTCAAGTCGCGACTGTTTTGGTTTGACAGACGTGCGCCTTCTAAAAAAATGTTTGGGTCAAATGCCATTATTCAACCTCCACAAACTCAACACCTATCTTGCCATAGTCAACCGCAAGATACCCATTCGGCATTTCCACAACAGCGTCAGGCATAATGTCCTGAACCTCTTGCGCCATAACACCGCGCCAGCGAGTGTCAGGCGTTTCAATGTAGTTAAACTCGTAAATATTAAAGCCGTTCTTTTCCCCGACCTTTTCAATGTTTTCCTTAAGGCGTTTATCGCTTGCAGCAGCGGGGGCGCTTGCAGTAGCGGCAGCGCTCACCAAGGTATTAAACATACCCTGAGAACGGTTCGCACGGCCTTCACGTGCTGCCGCTTGGAAGTTCACTAAGTTTGACGCAAGGTCACTAACACCGCCAGCCTCAGCTAGCTCCAAGTTACCAAGATTAGCAGCCTGTGCTTGCCCCATATCAGTCATACCCGCCAAACGGTTATACATATTCGTTTGGTCGCCTGTAAATCGATTATAAGCGTTGCCGTATTCTTGGCTAGCCGATTGCTGGCCGTAGTTACTCAAAGCCTTCACAGCCTCTGGACTAAAGGTTTTGCCTGTAGCTGCCATGGCACGCTCAATGCCTTTATTGCCTTCGTCTAGGCGGAACTGGTAAGAGGGGTCTGTCTCTAGCTGGTCTGCGCCAAAGCGCTGGTTTAGAAATCCGTAATTCTCTGCTGTAGCGTCACCACCAAAGCCCATGGCTTGCTGCATTGCTGTTAAACCCTGACGGCCTACGTCTGCATATGGCTGTACTTGTTCTTGTGCGTAACCTGTGGCTGCTTGTAACCGCTCACGCGCCAAACGCTCTTGACGCTCTGCATCGCCAGTATAACCAGCTTTACCACCAAATAATCCGCTAAACATCCCCAAAACTAAAACCCTTTTGTTGCATTGATTGGATATTGTATCCTTCCAGCGGTTTTAGCTCCACAGTAGCTTGTTAGCATTTTACTACAAGGCGCTATAATCCGCAAGAATTTTAGTTTTGCTCACACCCGAAACATTTATAGTAATCAAAACATCCCCAGCACCGTAAGAAACGCCGTCTTTCACACCACCCTCAGAAGCCATCCAAAGCATGGACTGATTTGCAGAAACCTTTGGCTCGCGTCTAGCAGAAATAAGCCCTTCCATTGGCAAAGAGGCGAACCACCTGTGCCAAACCTGATTTACAATACCGCCTTGATTAACTATAGGCTGCTGTGAAGGCGGGGTACTACGTTGCATTGATATACGCCGCATTTAATTGAACAAATACAGGATCGCTCACACGCACTCTAAACACGCGGTCACGCCCTCGGCCTAGCTGACGCCATATAGGGCGCTGCCAGTATTGCCCCACCTTGCCAAACGTGCGCCACACCTCGTTGCTCCAGTTATTCCCGCCATCATCGCTGTACTGCAGCATAACCTGCGGGTCACTGCCCTGACCAACAGCCAAGGCCGTCGCCTGCTCCATATCTAGTTCAAAACTGGAGTACGATACAAAGCGCTTTTCGTCTTGCAAGTGAGGGCTTGTCCGTTCGCGGATGATTTCGTCCCCGTCATCCGTATAGTAATCCAAACTCATCTCATAAATTCGGCCATCAATTCTATCACCTACCATCAGGCGGTTATTAAACATCATGCAACAAAAGCCACGGTGAAGTTCCATACGGTTAGTGGCAGGGTTTTTGTAAGAACGCTCATGCCATAGCCCCGTTGTGCCATCCAGCACAAGCGTTGTATCTAGTCCGCGAATTTGTAGCATATAAAACACGTGCCCGCGTTCATGGTACACCCACGCATAGCTATCGCTTATATCGCCCGCTTGACTAATTTTCCACTCAATAGATTGCGTGCTTACCTTTGTTGCAGAGTAACCGTTGGACTGAAAAACTGTTCCCTTGCCCTGTTCATCAATACCGAGCCATATCACAGAGTTATTGAACTTCTGTACCGTGAACCCTGCTGCACAGCCTGTTTGAATAATTGCCCCGCCAATACGCTCAAAAGGAAACGCAGCCGCACCCGTGTTAGCGTAGACCTCAACCGAGCGGTTACCCATAAGCCACAAGTTGCCGTTATCACTAAATGCGCACACCAGGTCGTCAGGGGAGCTTTCAACGCTGGTAAAATCCAACGCATCCCAGCTTAGACCGTTGTTAATGCCGCTAATAAAGAACTGCTGGCTATTTGCCTTGGTTACAATAAAATAACCGTCTTGAAAGGTCACATAGGAAGGCTGGGGGAAGTCCGCATCCGTGATTTGCGTAAACGCGTCTGTGTCTTTGTTAAATATCCAGCCGTCCGTTCCATCCACCAACATAATCTCCAACGCGCTCTCGGAAAAGGTGACGCGGCTAGATTGCGTGTTAATCGTTCCCCGCACAGTCGTGCTCCCGTCACGGGTTACTTCCTCAAACTTATCTCCGCTCACAACAAACCCGCGCCCACTAGTTGAACTGATGCAGCCCCGCACCTGCCCGCCTTGGGATGTAGTGTATAACTTTAGCCCCGCAGTCCCGCGCAAGGCAGCAACGCTCTTACTTGTGCCGCTCTCGCTTAAGATAGGGTACAGGTTAATGCTGCGCTGCGCATCAAAGCTCCGAGCCTGCATTTGGTAGGATGGGCCAACAAAAGGGATTTCCATTAAAAACCTCGATATGCGTTGTATCTAGCCCCTGATGCAATATCTAGCTTTGCCACAGGTCGGTTATGCCGTGTGTTAGCCACAAACACATCTTTTTTGCTCTCCGCCGCGGCCGCTATCAACATGCCCGTAGGTTGCTTTTCAAATTCAATGGCCACTTCACATGCCAAGTTGTAAACTAAAGCCCTCTCATAGCCCTCAGGAAGCGAGATGTCGTCTGTAAGGCTTGTGAAGCTAGTTAAAGCCTTCTTGCTAAACATAACCAAGCTGTAAGAGCTAGAGCCTATAGGGTAAATATAAATTTTGGCCGTTGGTGAGTTGTTGTCATAGTAAAAGCCTTCAGGAATGCCCCCCGTGCTTTTATCTGCAATGCGTGCCCACTCATCCACGCTGTACTGGTTTAATTCATAATCCGTGCTGCCTTGGCGAATAAATGCAGACTGTATTTCTATTGGCCTCGCCGTGTCAAAGTCAGCGCCGCTTCCTATTGTGTAGCTTTGCGCACCTGTTAGCGCAAAGACTTCCCGCTGTTGGGTAAACACCATGCCGCCAGCAGCAGACCAGCCGCTCATCAAGTTATTAAGCGCAGTTAGCGCATCTTGTGCCTCGTCATTCTGTAAATCCTGCCCGCGTCCTACTACGTTAATCTTGCGCAGAGCTTGGTTTATAATGCTTAGTGCTGTTGTCATGTTTTACCTCTAATTAAATAAGGGGGGAGAGTTTCCCCTCCCCTGTATTATACCACTTATGCAGTGATAACGCTTGCCCATTCAGGGCGTACTTCAGCCATGCCAAACAGCACGTCTGCACGCATAGTCATCTCGTCATTCACGCCATCGTAGAAGCGAATGAGGCGGACAGTGATGCCGTCCACTGTTTCCTGACCAACCATATCTTCGCCTTGTGGCTTGATAAGCGGTAGAGATACAAAGCGGAACGCATCTTTGTGGTAAGCAATGTTCTGACCGTAAGTGGTAGAGTTTGCACCAACAAAGGTGGTTGCGGCATTGTCAGCTGGGCCAGCAGATACGTTCTGCTTAGAACCAGTTGTCACAATAGCAGGGCTAATTGCTAGAGTTGCTTGGTTAGTAGAACCAGTTACGTCAGCCGTTACAACAAACTGCTGTAGGTTGCCGAGTGTAGCCTTAGTTACAGGGTGAACTGCAAATACACCAGCAAGTGTAAAGCGCGTGCCCTTTTTAATAACTGGAGCTGCTGCCGTAAAGCCGTCAACAATCAAGCTTGCGCCTGTTTGTGCCGCGCCCTTAACAAGCGTAGTACCTGCATGCGTACCAGTAGTTAGAGTAGGCAGAAGGTTGTTACGTAGGAACGTAAAGCCGTCAGCAATACCCATAGCGCCTGATTTGTACTGCTTGCTGATTTCTTCGCTAGATTGGAAGAGACCTTTACGCTCAGTAACAGCAGAGCGGTTAGCAGCAGGGTTCAATAGAACACAACGGTTGTCATAGTCAGCACAGCCATTCTCGTCAAGCTTCTGACCAGCCTGTAGAATTGTGTCAGTATCAAACGCAGTTGAACCAGCAGTACCAGTTAGGTTATAAACAGAGTTCACAGCCTGCTCAAGTACGGTTTGCTCAACGCTGCTGCCTAGAGTAATCATGGCAGGCTTAATAACGCGCTCGGCGTATTTAGCAATATCCATGTCAGTTGCAAGTTCCGCAGAGCTAAATGCAAAGGCAACGTGCTTTTGCTGGTTAACTGTTAGAGGTACTTGAGACTCTTCTACGTCTTGCTTGCTAAGAGTAGCGCCGTCAGTCGCAGAGAAGCGAGCAGGTACGTTGATGTCAATGGTAGCACCAGATTTATATCCGTTTTTACCAGCGAAGTCACTTGCATCAGCCTTACTAATAGACTTAATAAACTGCAAGTTATCTGCAAGGTAGCCAGCCGCCGCTTTAGCGAGGATACTACCTGCATTGTTCACATTAGAAATGTTATTTGCCATTTCGTTTTTCCTTTATCATTTGGTTAATTTAGCGAAATGCTCCAAAACCTCTTTTGGTGACATATTGTCTAGTCCTTTTTTAGGATTAGATTTGCCATTCAAAGTCTTAATAGGCTTGGGTAGCTCTTTCCCTGTTTGTTGTGGCTTAGAAGAAACGGCGCTTTCTAACTTAAACAACTCTCGCATAGCTTCCATAGGTGACATGTTAAGCAAGTCCTCCGCCATTCCGTCATCACTGCCTAAGCTGTGAATAAGGGCTGGGGATACGTCACTTTCCGCAAGTAAGGTTGCAACAGCTTGCATTGTTGGTGTTGTGCCGTTATTCACTTTCATGTGACTATCAAACACTTCATTCAACACTGTAGACTTATCCTGATAATCAGGGTTCGCCTTCGCAAATGCGCTTTCCTTGGCCTCAAATGCCTTTTGGCGTTCTTTGCTTTGGACTTCACGTTGGCGGTTTAATTCCGCTTCCTTAGTCTCCCGCATTTCTGCCTGTGCTAGTTTCTTGGCCTCGTATTTAATAGTGGCTTGATTAAAATCAGCCCAGCTATCGAAGTCATCCTCTTGCGGTGCGTCACTCGTATCAGCTTGTTTTGGCACTTCTGCCAACTGAGCCTCAAGTTGTTTTACACGTTCTTCAGAAGCCTTTTGTGAAGCGGTCTTCCGAGCAAGTCGCTTCTCCATTGCATGACGTACCTTGTCAGCTTCGGTTGGCTCTTTCTTCGGCTTCTCTGCCTCATCGTCAGTCTCTGTTCCAGTATCGCTACCTTCCTCTGCTTCTTGTTTTACATCCTCAGCAGGTGAGGATACTTGCGCATCGTCCTCAGTTACAGCTTCAGCCGTTACGGCCTCAGGCGTCGTCGATTCCGTTGCTTGCAATGATTCCGTCATTGTCGGTTTCCTTCTCTTGGGTTACAGGCATATTAGGCGTGCCAGTCGCATCTTCCTCCATAGTGGAGAGAAGCATGTTGAACGCTTCCTGCATATCAGCAGTCTGTTCACGCAATTGCGCAACAGTGGTTCCAATTTCGTTAAAAGCCTCGGCAGGTATTTGCTTCTGCGTTTCGGCCTGCATCTTGAGAATCTCAGCTTCCGTTTTAGCAGCCTTGATTTCAATCTCTGCGCGGTCATTCTCCAGCTTGCCAAGGTCAATCTTGTTCTTGAACTTCTGGTCATCTTCTTTAGTCTGCAAAGCTAACTGAGCCTGTTCTAGCTGCCCTTGAAGCTGCTGTACGGCCTGTGTTACCTCTTGCAAGCGTTTGGCCTCTAAGTCCTCACCGAGCAACTCAGGCGGCATAGTGGCTCTTATGCGCTCGGCCATCTCCTGACTGCGCGGCATATCCAAGTCCTGAACAATCAGGTCTAAGTTCTGCTGCGCAAAAGAAGGAACAAGGCGGCCAAGCTCCATCATTGACGCCACGTTCTCTTTGCGGCGAGTTGCATAGCTCTGGCCTACATCAACAACCACATCATACTTACCGTTGCGGAGGTCAAAAAACTCACCAGAAACGCCGTTTGCGGGTTTATATTCATCTTTTCCTACTTTCTGTACAGGCTGGTTAACAGGCATCATTTTTTCTGTGCCGTCCTCTCCCATAATGCGGAGAATAGAGGCGTTAGAATAAACGAGGGGGATAAGACCAACCAGAATGCGACCTACCTGTGCAATGGCAGTACTAAGGTTATCTACAAAGTGGTAGTTGGTGTCATCAGCTTGACCTTGGCGGCCCATAATAGCAACACCGCTTTGGTCTGCCGTCTGCATTCCCATAGCTGCATCGTACATGCCTAGTGATGCTTTAATTCCATCTACCGCCATCATAGCTTCCTGCATCATAGCAGGGCTGCCTTGAGGGGCTGGCTGGCGCTGAGGCATAGGAGCAAGTGCGCTTGTGCCGTCCTTTAATGTAACAGCAACGGGGTCATATTCTAAAAATGGATAGTTCTTGTTGTTGGCAGACTCCCAGTCCTCAACACGGCTATTGAATGCACCAACAGCACCAACGTAAGGAGCTTTAGGCTGCAATGCAATAAGCTCAACCGCGGCGCTTTTCCAATAGTTAAGCATACGCTGGCTGTCTTTAGCTTGGTGAATAAGGGAGAACACCTGACGCTTGCCGTCCAGCCATGTTTCCATGCCGATAACAGGAACAATGGGGATATACTGACCAGCGAACTCGCCTTCCTCTAAAATATCGCCGCCACTCATCTTGGCGTACTTAATCGTGCAAACTTGCGTAGACCGTTGGCGCAACACTTGGGCGTCCTCTGGAACGTCTTCCAAGTAGCCCTGAACGGTTTGGCCGCCTGCTAGGGTTTGCACAACATATTCAACTAGCGTTTTTTCTTCGTAGTCCTTATAGAAATACTCAGCAACGCGGACTGTATTATCGGAGCACCATTCCGAACTCTCAAAACCACTGCTCTCAGCGTCAGGGTAAAGGCGTTCAAATTCTTGCTTCTCTAAGTCATCCACAATAAATGCGTACTCAGCATCTGCGCCGTCAAGGCGGGTGTGCGCTGGGTCAAACATAACTGCGCGGGGGTTAAGAACGCGCTCAATCTTAATCTCTTGTTCAAAGCTGTTGTAGTCTGCGTATTCAGTGCGAATACGAATATATCCATAGCCACCCGCAATAGCATTGTAGGCGGCTGTATCATAAGCCGTCTCTGCATCGCTACAATACTCAATGTTGCGAATAATGCCACGGTAAATATCTGCCACCTGCGGGTCGCTGCCATCGTCTACGGGCAGAACCTTAATAGAAGGCTTAGCTTGACGGATTTGGTTCATAAGGTGATTAACAAATGGGAGCATACGGTTCTCAACCAAACAAGGGCGGCCATCACGCTCCCGCTCAATGCTTATGTCTTTACCGTTGCGGTCACTCCACTGGTTCTTACCTAAAGCAAAGTTAGTGTCATCTTCGCCGCGCTGGTACTCGTCACTATAAAAATCAGATGCTTGCTGGTGGCGTTCTAAGGCCTGCTTAAGTAAATCCGCGCTCTTGTCTTTTTTAGCCAAAATAAAAACCCCTTGTTAGAGGCCTATTGTAACAAAGGATTGCGCACATGTAAATAACCATTTACTTACGTAAGTGAACGTTTACTTACGCACCCATCCACCCACCGCCACGCCGTCTACGTCCGCCATTTAACTTAGCCTCAATAATATCAGGAACATGCACGCTGTCTTGAGACACAGCATAACGGATAGCATCAATCAGGTGGTTAAAGTTATCCTCTGGCGTAGGCATGGCCGTATCGTTCTTGTCACGCTTCCATTGGTAGTTTTTGAGCTCAATCAGCGCGTTCTTACAGCTAGGGTGAACATATATCTTGTCAAAGCTCTGTAGCTTCTTAATCCCGCTCTCAATACTTCCTGCGCCCTTCTTAACGGAATAGGCGTTTACTCCAAGCTCGTTATACTCTGCAATGCTCTTCGGCTCGGCGCTATCACAATACACAGGCTCGCCACGGGTGATAGCCTTAACCATAGGAGCGCTAGTCTTGTTGAGCATTTCTTTTTGGTATATCTCCTCGCATATATACAAGCAATTCCTTTCCAAGGCTACACGCACAAACGCAAATGGATCGTTGCTAAATCCCCAGTCAAGGCCGTTGCGGTACTGTTCAAACTGGTAGATATCAAACTCTTTTTCTTCCCAGTTCTTAAAGATAAGCCCCTCGGTAATACCAAGCTCACCCAAGCCATACACACGCCAGAAGTTATTTGTGCCATCGCCGCGCTTGCTCTCAAGGGCTTTTACAATGCTATCCTCTAGCAAGTGATTGTCTTTGTACGTTGACTTAATCATGAGGGTCTTGTCAGCCTCGTTAGCCAGCATCTTGCTATGCACCCAAAACTCATTAGTAGGGTTAAAGTCAATAAACACAGTTTCCCGTGTACGGATGATAAGCTGCTCTACAATGTTATAGTGAATATAGTTGGCCTCGTTAATAAACAGGATGTCACGCCGTCCACCGTGTGCCTTGCCAACCTTATCAATAGCAATGAAGTTAATCACGCTGCCGTTCTCAAAGTCTATGCGCTTGTCTGATACGTTGTACATCTTGCTGAAGTCTAGGCCGTAACCTTCAAACACTCTGGGGATGTCGTTAATAACCCCGCCCTTTAGGTGTGGCACAGTCAATCCAACAATATCAATCTGCTTCTTGCTCTTGTTGCATATGGCCACCAATAGCTGGAGAATTGAAAACGTCTTTCCCGCACTACTGCCGCCAGAGTTAATGATGTTACGGTACTTACGCTCACCGCCATTCATAGCCGTATAAGCTTCGTAGTTCTTTTCAAATACCGTGGTTAGAGATAATTTTGGGTTACTCAAAACTCATACAATTCAATACGTTAGTTAACATGCGCCACTACTAAAACACTTTACCAGAATTTCCAAAATGGCTTGCCTCTAGTGTCTCGCAGCTTAAACTCAAATAGCTCATGTTCTGTTGAATGCGGGCGCTTTGGCGTAATTATAAGCTTAACAACATCAACGAATCTATCTTTACTCACTTCAATATCATTATCCAAAATGTCTTTTAAAATTTGCTCTTTATTCATAAACAACCCCCATAAACCACAATTGATTTGCGTTTGTCCCCGCAGACCTCTCGTCAAAACCTTCTTTCATATACGCTGCCTTAGCTAAATAATAGTGGCGTTTGTATTTTTCATAAACGGGGTGGCCATCTGAAACTTTATTCAAACTCATAACATATTCTTTCTTGTTTATAGAAAAACTATACAACGCCCACTAAAGATTCTCAAGCATTTCTTTGTGTTTTTCTTTCTCAACAATAATATGGAAAGGTTTGCCGTCCTTGTTAGATAGCTCTTTCTTATCCACGATTTGACCCGTTACCTTTGCAAGCGCCATGTAAGCCGTTGTGAGTGCGTTTGACTCCTTTTTCGTACTTGCTATACCCGCAGCCTCTCTAATGCCCTGTACTATCTCCTCAAGCGTTACTTCGGCGCTTTTAGCGGCCTTTTCTTGTATCTCTTTTATCCTTGCTGATACCTTGCTATCGTTTGCTAGGCGTGATGCATTCTCATGGATTGTTTTATCTTCCGACCCAATAGGGTCGTAAGCCTCTCGGTATGCGTCAGCTTGTGTGTTGCCTTCTGCTACCAGTACCGCGAACTTCTCTTGCTTTGGGGTAAGAGCCATTTAGAAGATTCTTGTTTCAGTTATAGTTCCGTCTGCTACGTTGGTGGCATCGTTAAATAGTGAGTTATCAATATAGATGGTTGAGCCTGTTGCGGCCTTTACGTTTACAATGCTATCAGATCCTCTGCACTCGCTAAGGTACATTGTAGGGCTGTCTGAGCCTGTGCCTGAGCAGAAGTTAACGCTGCCCGCTGATGTTGGTGCTTGGCTTGCATATGCCGCTACTCCGCAATTCATACTAACACCTGTTCCAATATCATGAATATTGCGACCTGCGTTGTGGTGGTAAGCTCCACTTAAGCGGGTGATGTTTACATCTTCATGGATACTAGAGCCGTTTTGACTGTCCCCACCCTCGCGCCCGTTGTATTCTGACTCACAGTCCACCTCAACTACGTTCATGCCTATGCCGTCGTTATCATGGTAGTTAATTCCGTCACGCCAAGCATACCCTGCATAAAGGTCAAAGCTCATAATATCTGGCACGTCATTCATAACAAAGCCGTTGGTTACGCTTCCGTATTTACCTTGCACGCGGTTATAAGTGACCTTGCCTGTGTTAGCCGCAGCGCCGTTTATTTCAATAAAGCCGCTTTGGTGCCCGATAACCTGCAAGTCCTCAATGTAGGCTTGCTGTGATGCGTCAGGGCGGAAAGATAAGCCGTTTACTTTTAGCACCAGGTGAATCCCGCTGTCTGATGCTGCCATGTCGCGGCTGTCTAGAGCGTGGATGTAAACTGTACTGCCTGAAATAAAGACACTTCCCGCCTGTGCGTCTACCGCTGCAATGCCAGTAAGTTTTTCATACATCGTGGGAAACCCCTTAGCATCAAGTGATGAATAATCAATGGCGTAATCAGTAACGCTACGGCTGCGCTGGTAAACGTTAGTGTGGCCGCTCGTTTTGGTGTATGTTTGACCGTCAGCGTCCTCAGCAGAAAAAACGTATTTATCCCCATCCCAGCTTAGCATGTTAAATGATGGCACAATCCTGTTACTAGCTCCAAAACTACGCAGGCGGTTAAACTTCCCGCGCACACGGAACTCGCAAGGGTCGCCAGCAGCGTTGGCTGCATCTACGGCTGACTTAAGGTCATTAAACGGCTGGCTTTCACTGCCCGTTTCTGTGCCTACATAATCAGCGTCTAGGTAATAAGTGTTAGTCGGCGTTATCTTGCGGCTTGTAATATCGAATGCGGCCTTAAAAAAAGAGGCATTCTTGAGAATAGGGAATGGGAGTGTGCCGCCGTAACCAACAGGAGCAGACACCAAAAAAGTGTTGTCTAGGAAAAACGAACCTTTAATCCCTAGGCCAAAAGCAGAAGAAAACGTAGGCTCAAAATTCATGATTAAAGCTCAGTGATAATAATAGTCCAAGTACCACTGTCAATTTGAGCTCCAACCCATTCACTGCCAGCGCTAATAACCGTGCTGAAGTTAACCGCAGAAAGACCACTAGGGTCAACTGCGAAACCTGAAATATCTGTTGGCGTTTCCTTGCTGTCAGAAGAGATGGCGGCTGCACTACCCGCAGATGTAACTACGCCGCTCAACTTGTACGCCTGACGAGGGTCTGCGCGAAAAATAAAGTCATCCGTCAATCCTGTTTGCTCAAACTTGTTTGGGATTTCAGTGCTTGTCTTGTCAATTACTGTGATAGCCATAATAAATACCTAAATTTTTAATCGTAGCGCCATTATAACTTACTTAACGCCCTTTGTCTAAGCCAAAATAGGTCGGCGGGGGGACATCTATGCCAAGCTCTCCGCAATGCATAATTACGTTGTCCAAGTATGTGCCAAACTCTTTAGTGCCCATTCTTGCAGTGCTTATATCGCCCTCAAGCTCAACTCCGTTTATTTCAAATCGCTCAAGCTTGCCAAACATTTTTTTAAAATATGCGTGCCATTGTAGCTGTGTTGCGCTTGTATTTTCAGCCGCAGCCACACACACTACCCCCATATAGTAATTATTCTGAAGGTTTGAACGCTTTATCTGCACGTCCAAGTCCACTGTAGTGCCCTCTGGTAGCTGTGATATCACCTCAAGTATTCTGGGGCGCGTCTGAGCGTTGACTTTCCATAAGTTCATTAGCTTTAATTATCCTTCATTAGCCGTTGCGGAAATCATTTAAACGTACCACGTTTTCTGGCAACTCATCTTTTGGCATCTCAACAGGAACGTCATGGCCAGCAAGAACTATGGCACTTAACGTACCCTTGGCAAGAATGGCCGTAAATTCAGGGCAAGCAGACTTCTCAGAGCCTTCGCACACCATTCTTGTGCCCTCCCATAGCTCCCATCCATAAAGCTTGTCTCCTGCAATTCTTATGTGGAACTTGCTCATGCTCGGCCACCTACCGCCAAGTTGTTTGCAGACACATAGGCCATTTCCATGTTTTCCCTGCGCTGCTGCTCCTTAACCCGTTGTTTAGCAAGCCTTACCGTGCCAGAATCTCGCGTTACATAGCTGCGCACATTAATGCCATAAAGCATAATCTTTTTGCGCAAAGTGTTACGATTCATCCCCAAAATCTCAGCCGCGCGCACTTGATTCCCGCCTAGCCGTTCCAGCACAAACACGATAAGCGCTTTTTCGACACTGTCCATAATTGGTTTGTTAAAGCCTTTTGGCAACTTGCGCCCATTGTACGGGAAAAAGCCCATTACCAATTCAGCTACCCGCTCCTCTAAAAGTTGTTTGTCCATTTTTAATTATCCATAATTGTTAATGTTTTAATACTGCGCACATGTACCATCACATTGCGGCGCTCGTCTCCAATAGTTAGCCAGCCATTTTTTAAGGACTGCACAAACCCGCTTGGTGTAAACTTACTTCCTACCAAAATACTTACCCAAGATTCATTTTCTTTACACGATTCAAGTCTTAACGCTATTTCCTTGTATTCTTCAATCTCAAGCTCATTCATTTGCCCAGCCCTTCGTTTTTTGCAATGCCTTCGTACAGGTACGATTTATCTTCGTTACTCGATACAGCCAAGAGCGCTGCGATTAATACAAACAGACCCGCTGCAAAGTATATGTTTTTCATTTTGTTTCTTTCATTTTGTTTAGTTTGCAAAGTGCTTGTTTTGCCATAAATCTGGCTTTTCTATATCTCTCGGTATAGCAACCGAAGTGAATGGGATTTCTTATTTCCAACAATCCTGTCTCAGCCACAGCCAGCATTTCCTTAGTGCGGGCTAACTCGGCGGTTAGAACTTCATATTCTTGATATTTAACATATTGACCGTCAGGGTGAATGCGCATCCCTGCCTCACCTTGCGGGTATGTCATACTGCAAAACATCCAGCGCTTTAATTCACTCATGGTTATTTATCCTTTACTTATTTCTTAACGCAGAAAGCCTTCACGGTAGCACTAAAACCACTCCCGATGCCTTCTACTACAGCAGCTTTAGCTTCTTGACATGTTTGAAGCGTATCAAATTCAGGCGCTTGCATCGAAGCCTTGTATGCTCCTATATATAGAATTATTAAAATAAACATCACTCCCCCTCCTTTGTTGTGTGTTTGGCTAAGACATCTTTTGCTTTTTCGTCCCAAGCGCGACAAACCTCATGCCATGTGCCTGCTTTTCCTACCGCATCCAAAGCCTTCACCAACTCCGCCACCTGTTGTTTTAGGGCTTTCTCTTGGTCGTGAAGTTCCGATATATAGTAAGCATACTCTATTACACTTCTATTTAGGGCTTCGTGCTCGGTTACGCATTTAACGAAATGAGCAGCAAGATTTTCTTCATACACTCCTTCAAAAATTTTCACGTTAGCAAATCCACGCTTTGCCCAAATATCATTGTTTATTGCATTAAAGTGTTTTAATTCAGTCATATCTATTTACTTTCCTTTGGTGGGGCTATTCGCTTAAAATGTGTGTAATCACGAAACTCAAAATTGGCAGAGTCGTATCCATCACTATCTCTCATACTCGCGTCCTCATCATCAATCCCACCTAAGAAATAATCCCATTGCCCGCCCTCAAGTTGAACTGCATAAAGCCCACTCAGATAATCATGATGTTTTGTGTGGTCTATATCCTGCCATTGGCTCTCGCGGTGGGCTGCAATCAAATCAGCGACATGCTCAGAATCATGCACGCTCTCCACAATCCACTCCGCCAACTCGCGGTCTTTATTTGTTACTGGCATTGTATTTCTCCTAGTTTATCAATGTACATTGCGTTTCTTTCCCATCCTAAAGAGGCTAGCAATTTAGATGTTGCCACCATAGTTATAGAAGCGAACAACGATATAAATAAAAACGCTATAAAGGCTACAAAAACATCGTCAATTTCTTCGTTTTTCATATTAGGGTCGTCTTTATTCATTTTATTTTTCCTTTACTAATTCATTTGCGCCGTTGATGTAATAAACGCCTTCTAAGCTATCATTATGGCCATCAGCGCGGGAGATAACTTTAATAGAGCCACCTTCCTCATCTCTAACCATAATAACGTCCTCTGCCTCTAATAGCGCTTCAACACTCTCAAAGCCTTCGCCTACATGGTTGCAACAATAAACAGCGTGGTATGTAACTTCTGAATCAACTTCGATTGCATCATCATGACGGCTAGCGTTATCTCTAATTACTGCCTGTGAATTAAAACCCATTTAAAATGTCTTTCGTTTGTTATTTATAAAGTTAATATAATATAACTATAACAAGGGCGCAAGTACTTTTATTATTATTTTTTATTGACGCAATATAAAAGGTGGGTTATATTCCTAATATAAATAATAAAGGAAACCGCTATGCTAGATAATATGAATAATCTTGTTAATCAAATGAAGGAAGTCGCCGAGCCAGTTAGCAGTCAAGTTGCTCTTATTGAATATGGCTTGTCTAATCAAATTGCCAGTCGGTCTATTAGTCTTGAGGAGCTTGCAGGCATTTGTCGCCGCTTAGGGCTTACGGTTTTGACTGAAGAAGAGTTTGCCAACCTAGAGGGCGCGGCACACTTTGCGTCTATGGGCGGTGGTTTTCCAGAAGGGGGTCAGTAATATGTGGGAATATATGCATAAACTAAACAAACTGTCTTATGCTGACTTGCCAAGAAAAATTATTGGTCTTCACTCGGACGGGAGCGGGTTTTTTTGCTTCAAAAAGGCGTTTTAACGGAATGCCAAGACGAGTCAGAGAAAGGAAAAGAGGCGTGGTTTAGAGGTGACTGGGAGCATTGGTGTGATTTGGGTGAATTGAGCGGCAATGACCTATTCATTGTACCGCCTGACAATATGCCAGTGTGTGAATCCCCCTATCCAAAACACGAAGAATAAACAACTAGAAAGAAAAGGAATTGGAAACTATTCAAGACTTCTTGGCTGATGTTCAGCACAAGTTAAAAGTACCAAAGTCAAACGTAAACACGTTTGGGAAATACAAATACCGTAACTGTGAAGACATCCTAGAAAATGTTAAGCCGTTATTGAACGGCAAGGCAACGCTCACGCTTAGTGATGATGTTGTAAATGTTGGCGCTCACAATTACATTAAAGCAACGGCAAGCCTTTTTTATAAAGGTGATGCTATTGCTGTGTCTGCGCTTGCTCGTGAGGCAGTGACTAAAAAGGGTATGGACGACAGCCAAATTACTGGCACATCTTCCAGCTACGCCCGTAAGTACGCCCTGAACGGTTTGTTCTGCATTGATGATACAAAGGATGCGGACGCAACCAACCATCACCAAACGGCAACCATTGCAGATTGTAAGCTGTGGATTGATGAAGCTGTAACGGTTGAAAACCTGCGCGGGGACATTTGGCAAGATATTGTGGCTGCTGGTCACAGTGAAAACGCATCTGTAATCAGTCATGCGAAAACTAAAACTAAACAATTAAACGAAAGTAACTAAAATGAGTTCATTAAACCAAGTAACAATTCTAGGGCGGATGGGTCGTGACCCTGAAGTGCGTAACACTAACAACGGCAACGCTATTGCGAACCTAAACATTGCGACAACTGAAACGTGGAAGGATAAAGCCACTGGAGAGCGTCAAGAGAAGTCAGAATGGCATCGTGTGGTCTGTTTTGGCCATGCTGCGGATATTGCGTCTAAGTACCTTACAAAAGGCTCGCAGGTGCTCGTACAGGGCAAGCTAACAACCCGCAAGTGGACTGACGCACAGGGCGTTGAGAAATACACCACAGAGGTTGTTGTCGAGAACTTTGGCGGCAAGATTGTGCTGGTGGGTAGCAAAGGCGATACGCAAGCCGCTCCTCAGGTGGCTACGCCTAAGACTGCACCTGCTGCAAACCTAGTCGTAGACGAAGATATCCCTTTTTAGTCATGAAAGACTTATCACCACAACAGCTTGCCGAACTGGTTATAACGTTTTGTTTTAACCACGGCTTGCAAACTTCAAAGGATATTAAAACGCATTTTGGTGTTGACCATGTGACGATTGAACTTTGGAGAAAAGGGCAAACAAAAAAACCTAGATTCGACACTTTGTTTAAGGTGCGCAAGGGTTTAGAAACAGAACCAAAAAAGAAGGCATAACATGTTAAATGCACTTAAAAACAAATGGTCTATAGAGCCAAAGAAAAACAAGAAGTCTATCACTGTAAACATGGGGGCTATGAATCTATTCATGGCTCGCCCTTGCGGTTGGTTTAATGAGGCGCAGGTTGCGGCTTATTTAGCGCGGAGGTATGGGAAAGTATGTTTTAGCAGTACCGTAGGGCGTGAGCTTCGCAAGATGCGTGAGGCTGGCCAGTTAGTATCTAAGAAGGCTGAGAATAAAACATATAAAGTGTATCAGCTACGCGATTCTTTAAGCGCATAAAGCGCAATCATAACCGCATCGGCAGCATTATCATCCCCATCAAATTGGGGATATTTTGCTTTCACGGCTGCAATCATATCTTCTTTTTTGGCGTTGCCCTTGCCAGTGGCGAACTTTTTAAGTTGCGTTGCTGTAAGCATGGTTGCTGGTGGGATGCCTTGGTCTGACAGGATGGTGTCTGCAACCGCAATGATTGACCACCCGCACGCAATGGCGTTATAAAACCTGTTAGGCTTCTCAGTTCCTGCCTTCTTTATGTTGTATTGGCTGGTCAGGGTGTGTAAGGCGTGCCGTACGCCGCTTGTCCTCCCCCTCAGGGAGCTTTTAAAGGTTTTTGTGCCCCAGTACACCAGAGCGCCGTCAAAATCGACCAGAGCAAAGCCACACTTGGTGGCTGGGTCTATTCCTAGTATAACGGGCGTAGTGTCTTTTATTTGTCGTCAGTCTGTTTGATTGTTAAAGCTTCGCAGCAAATCGAATCTGCTTTGCGAACGAATTTTTCGCAATCCGCCAAATCAATTTGACGTATATCAAGCAATGCGTTTTTAAGTTTACTGGCAACAAGACTAATCTTCTCTATTTCATGTTTTTGATTTTCAATCGTTTTTTGACTTCTCATCAAGGCTTCGATTACTCTTGCCATTTTAGGAACGGCGTCTTGCATGCCTCTTTCATAATCGTTTAACGGCTTTAGTGTTTGTTCTATTTCTTCCATATCACTCTTTCTCCATTGGTGTTTCAAATTTCACTACTTCAGGTCGGTGCGCTCGTCCCCATACGCGGTACTTACGCCCCTCCGCTTCAATGACATGATATTCACCAGACTTCCCTTTTTCAGCAGTTTCTCTGTAAATACTTGTTGGGGTGTCTATAAACCCATGCTCTAAGACTTGCATCGTCTTAAATCCTTTGTCTAAAAACTTTGCTGCGGATACGTCTATCATTATTCCCCCTCCGTTGGTTTATAAACATAAAGAAAGGCGGCGCGTTCGGCGGGGGTTATTGTTTCGAGTGCTTCGCTTGCATCATCGTAATGATTGAATCGTATATTACCTAAGTTATAATCATACTCAAAGTCTGAACTTGCCACCCCACGCAAAGTGCATATCCCATGACCTGCGTCTATTTCTGGTGGCAACCAACCTTTACCATAAGCCATAGCCTTTAGCCGCTGCAAAGCCTTGGCACGGATTAAAGCCATCTCTGCTGCTTCGCGTGTGGCGTAATAGTCTAAAACCGCTAAGTCATCTGACTCTATCCCATCCTCATACAAATATTTTGCTTGGTCGATTTTTACAGACCAGCCACCTCTATAACTTTGAGGGTAAAACACAACAGCGTCACACGCTGGCAGGGTGACAAACTCTCCTTGTGCGCCTATAATCGGTTTCATTTACTTATCTTTCTTTATTTTAATATCATGCAACACTTTTGGTAATATGTCACTTATATGTTTTGTTTCGCAGTATCTTTTATTTGGGCATGAAGCGCATGAGCTCTCCGATAAAGTCGAACTGCAATCTTTTCCCTGTTTCTCCGTATCTGTTTTTTGCAATGTGAGCATCAACGATAACCCCTTTCCCTACGTCTTCTTTGTTTTGTCTTAATTCTAATACAACCTGAGCTGGCTTCACTAAGCCTTGCCCGCCATAAACATTGGTCAAGCCTCCAGCTTTGGATTTGATGCCCTCATTGTTTACGTGAGCGAGTAACAGCACTGGTATATCTAGCTCTTTGGCAAGCCTCGTTGTTTGCCATCCAATGCGGTTAGCTTTCTCAACCTCACTCTCGCCGCGCAAGGCGTCAATCATGCTGGCGCTGTCAATCACAAGCAGCTTTATTTCTTCTTGTGCGTGCTCTGCGGTTGCCTTGGCGCGGATGTCATCAAGTCCGCTTATGCTGTCAATAATTTTCAACGGGCGGCTATTAAAGCTCCCCTTTTTCTCTGAAAACTCTTGGCGCTGGCTATCGCTTAGCCCTTTTCGAAAAGCCGTGATAGGTATGCCAGTTTGCATTGAAAATATGCGCCACCATAGCGGGGCTTTGGCTTCTTCCGCTGAGAAGAATAGTACTTTCCCATGCTTAGTAGCAACGCGCCAAGATATGTTTAAGGCAAGCGCGGTCTTACCTGCTGCGGGGTGTGCTGCAAGCAATGTCATTGCGCCCTTGTCTAAGCCTCCCATTTCAGCATCAAAACACTCAAGCCCTGTTGGCGTAACTCGATTCTGGTCGGACATAGCGGCTTCTGAGGCTTGTTTTATGTCCTCATCCACGTTGTCCACCACATCCAACGGGTTTACAATGCTAGATGTCTGTTCCGCGCTCCACGCCATGACGGCGGCGGGCGGCTCGGTTTTTAGCCTCAGCTTTACCTCATCCGCAAGCGCAACCATACGGCGCTGGTTGTAGCACTGCCAAATTTGATAGGCTAGGTAATGTGTTTCATATTCAACAACGCTATCCCCCGCCTCTACAAGCTCCATAACGTGCGCTGATATTTCGTCTTTCCCCTTTGACAGGGAGAATGGGTTAATATCTTCGCCCTTACCAATAAGGTCTTGCATGGTTTTTAGGATGTCCCCGTAAACGCCTACAAAGAAACATTCAGGAGATACGATGCCAGAAAAGCGGTGGCGTACTTTGTCATTGTAAAGAAGTTCAATAAGAAACTGCTGTTCAATACTTGTGATTTGTTTTTCTGTAAGCATGATTATAAGTCCCATTTTTCGTTAGGGTCATATCCAGCCTTAATCTTTTCTTCATAGGCTCTGGCCTTTGCTTTCTCTTCAGGGGTGTAATGCACCTTTGTTTCATCCAAAATCTTTTGCTGCTTCACGTGCTCTTTCTTCAAGATGCCTGAAACCATGTGAAACCATGATTTGCGATTTGATTCATTTTCTGGCTTAGAGAACCAATCTTCAAGAGCCTGTAACTCCGCCTTTAAATCATAAATAGCTGAGAAGCTGCTAGACCACTTTTCAAAATCTTTATGAGTTAGCTTTATGACATCTCCCTCAAAAGCAAATTTTGACGGCTCTTCCTCTTTCCTCTTTCCTCTATCAGCAATCAGCAATCCTCTATCAGCAATCAGGGCGTTATCACACGCACCTTGGTGCGAAGTGGTTCGTACCTTGGTGCGAAGTGGTTCGTTTTTGGCTTCAGCTGGGCAAGGCAGAGCGCTCTCTTTTTCTTGGTGGTGTGGTTTTTGGTGCTTAATGAAATTTGGTATGTAAAAATACATCATGCCATCGAAATCATAACGAACTATAAAATTCTTGTTTTCTAGCTCTGTAAGAAGTTCAAAAATGTCACAATCATCATAGCCTAGAATTTCTTTTTTAATTCTTTTTGGCTTGTATTCGGCTCGACCTTCTCGGTCACAATAACACCAAAGACCCGCAAAAAGCAGTCTAGCTAGCGGCGTACATTCCGCTAAGTCATCATTATTGAAAAAATTGGGTTTTATATTCCTTGCGCGCATAATAACGCCTCCATTTTTGTTTAAATACTCTCCACTTTATTGTTTCTCCAAAATATGGAGGGGCGGGGGTACAAAAAGAAAACCCTACAGCGAAAATCACTTCCGCCCATAAGTATTAAACCACAGCCAGCATCCCAATGCAACCCCAATAAAAAATAAAAATAAATAAAAAAATTGCTTGACGCCATGCCTGGCTTGGGCAATACTTCAAATATAAATAATAAACGAAAGACACCTTTATGGCTTCCCCTACAAAAATTAACACGCTTGAACTTATTAAATCGCAACCTGCTGGCGAAAAGTGGACTTACTATGTAAGCGCTGACTTGGCAGGCGACCAAATGGACAATAAAAGCGCAATACCAGCTCTTTATTATAAAGCGTATGAGGCTGGATATGTTCACTTGCGCCAGCGCCAGCTAGAAACCACGGTTAGAATTGAGGCACGGGACTGTCACATTTACCAGTACGAAGCAGTGCGCACTAAACTGGAAGCTAAATAAATGTACTCACAACCCGATACTTTAGCCGTAATTCTTTGTATGGCAGCTATTGCCGCTGCATGGATTGTTGGTCTTCTTGCGCTGCGTGTGTTTGCGCCTTCCCTTGCCTTTAAGCTTATGGGGGGTAAATAGATATGAGCAACCACACAACAAAGGAGGGGGAGTGATGGATATACAGATTGGCACATACAAAACTGTTTGCGGTAACGAAATGCGAATTACACATGAGGAGGGTGTTTTTTCACCAATGCCTTGGGATTTTACAGGTGAAATTTTTATAGATGGCGAAAAGTATTACTGTCATTACAACACAAATGGCACGCAACATTCTAGAGATGCACGAAAATTCAAAATAAAGGATAAATAACCATGAGTGAATTTAAATTAGTACCAAAGTGGCATCATGAAGCGGGGTTTATTTTAGAAGTTGAAGGGCTTAAATGGAACAAGCGCCCTATTTAAGAAGCCCTAGCCGCCGAGTTATCCCGCACTAAGGAAATCCTGGCGGTGGCTGAATTAGGTCTTAAAGAAGTGGCAGCCCCTATATCGTTTGGCTGTTACACAGAAAGATACCGTAAAGCCCGCTTTTACGCAAAACAAGCCCTTGCAAAAATAAACAAAATGAAAGAAGTATAGAACTATACTTATATATGAAGTATAGTATAAAATATGTTTGTATTTATACATAAAAGTTTTGCGGCGGCTAGGCGCGACCTAGATGTGCAATAGCTTAGGAAGTGTGACTCGTGACGCTACGGTAGGATGACCCTGCCCGCAAAAGGAATGTTCCACCTTACGGGGCACAAAATTGAATGACGGATGTTAAAAAGGACGAAAGTCTGGGCTTGCCAACGAAATCGTCTTGGACGGTTGCATCGGTTCAATCGCCCGTCAGAGCGTATCTGGCACAGAATTAACAAGAACCGCTTAACACTCGCCAGTGTTTTGCATCACCCTAGTCAAATGGGGGTTAGTCGCCCGCCAGAGCGTGTCTGGCCATTCTTTGAGATGTTGAGTGGCATGTCAAAGGGTGAGTTCGATTCTCACTCGCTGGTCGAGGGCTGGTGCGGAGGGAGGTTGGTTCAATTCCAGCTGATTGAGGTTATGAAAATAACTAACTCTGGTGAGCAGTGACCCCGATTTCTAGTCGGTTAAAGTATAAAGGGAACTTTGTATGGTAGCCCCCGCGCTTGGGTTAAGGCGCACTAATTAAATGAAGGTCTTAAGATGATTTGTGAGCAGCAAAGAAAAAATAACGCTGAACTTATGAAGGCTTGGAAAGAGCGGCCTAAAGCAAAAGTCAGGCCTTCCTTTAAGAATAAATCTTTTAAGAGCAGGTATTTAAATCAACTTTTAAAAAGAGACGGTCAGCATTGTGGGTATTGTGGATCAGTAAAAGATTTGACGGTAGACCACATAATACCAAAGTCAAAGCATGGCTCAAATAAGATTAACAATTTACAGCTACTATGTAAGGACTGCAATAGCGCAAAAGGTTCTCATGATGAATATGACATTATGGCAATACTCGCGTTTGTATAACAATTAAATGAAAGCTCATATTATGACTGATATCACACAAACCCTTAAAGAACGTGGGGAGCGCTATGGTGACTTTTTGGAACACTCTGCGGTAACGCAACAAATGAAGCACGCCTGCACCACTGGCAAGAGCTACACAAAGCTAAGCCCTGCACAAAAAGAGTCCCTCGACATGATTTGCCACAAGATTGGCCGCATTGTAAACGGCGACCCTAACCATGCTGACAGCTGGCACGATATCGCAGGCTATTCAAAGCTTGCTGAAGATAGTATTAAGAATAGCTAAGTCACGCACTAAAGTAGAGCGGGCGCACCTAGCAGCCGTTGCAGAGCTGCCCTGCGCGGCTTGTAGCGCAATGCCAGTAGAAGTGCATCATTGCATAGGCGGCAGGTTTGGCAGCGGCATGGGCAAGCGCTCGAGCCACTTTCATGTGATACCACTTTGCTTAAAATGCCACCGTCACGGAGATTATGGTCATTGCGTTCACAATGGGACGCGCGAGTTTGAGAAAAACTACAAGACTCAAGAACAGATGCTAAAAGAAACAATACGGAAGCTATACGGTGAGAGCTTTAATCCTCCTGCTACTGACTGGGTGTTCTAGCGGCTTTGCGCCACACCACGAACTTAACAACAGCCTTTTCATCAATCACACTTACATCAGTGACCAGCGCCAACATGGCAAGCCAGACGTATGGCAAAAGAATTGCAAGGTAGGAGATTGCGAGGATATATCACTTTGCATGATGCAAAAGTTAGGCAGCCAGTCACGCCTAGTTATTTGCGAAAACCAGCAAGGCGGACACGCCATTGTAAAGCATAACGGCTGGTATTATGATCCAACATACGGAAAGAGCGGCAAAATGCCTCCATGCCGCGTTATATTTAGTCTAAGCTATAATCAAGCCATGGCTATGTCGGGCACATCCTCAAGCCAAGAGCGTTTGGCTATTTTAGAAACTTTCAAATAGTGGTATAATACTTTTACAGTTCACAGCTACATCGGAGCTTTTTCTATGAAAGAACATGACACACCACAAGACAAAGGCTGGGAGGACACAGAGCTTTCCGAACGGATGCACCACCCTGTTGCAGACGAATTGACCAAGCCCCGCGTATCCTTTATGCACTGCTTTGTGTGCGGCAGCGTACACACCAACCCTGCCAACCGCTTGCGCTGTATAGAAGGGCAATAAAGCGTACGGCAAAATCGTACATTTGAACCCGTTACAATTTGTAACCGTTTGAAAGGAAGGTGACTTATCTCGCAGCCGTTGTGTTAATCGGCCAGCCCCTTGAAAGAGGGGCACTTATTTCTGAACGTCTTTACCAATAAACTTCCCGCCAAACCAGAATGCCAGAACCATGCCAATTATACCGTAGTCCTCCGCTGTAAGGCCGACAGCTTCAACTTTGGCGTACACGTAGAAAGAGAATGCGGAAAGCGTAATAACAGGCCTCACAATCCCTCTGAGGAAGTCTACGGCAGAGTTCCCATAGCTTGCCTTGTCATGCTCACGAGCGCTGGCAACATCCGCCAGCTCTGCCTCAAGCTCTTTAATCGCGCCGCTCTGCTGAAGCTCTACGAGGTCAAATTTAGCCTTTGCAAGCTGCTCAGGGTCTTTAATAAGTTTGTCTAGAAGCTTTAAGCCTACGTCGAGAAGTGGAATTGTCATATCGTATTATACCAATTAAATCTCATGACCGCCAGAGTTCTTAACAAGCGCCCTCGCTATTTGCCAGTCCACCTTCCGTTTTCATCTAAAGGCATATTGAAAACATGAGGGGTGTCGTTGATAATAACAGCGCAGCCCACAATAGGCTTTGAAATGTGTTTTTTGGTATAGTCGAACGCTTTGCGCTCTCTGGAAATGCCGCAGCCAACATTTACAGCCCACAGGGTATTGTAATCATTATTTATATGCTCTACTTTTAGCTTGGTGTGCTTGTCTCCCATAACAACTTTTTTCCCTACCATCTTGGCAAAGCCCAACGCATCCGAAGGCTTGTTGTCCCCATGCACAAATAGCTTGTCACCCATTTCTATGTGGTCTTTATGAATCTCCCAGCCATCAGGGATGCCAAACGCTTGTCTTGGATCTGGCATTAACAATTCTGGCAATCCACTTTCTATAAAGGCGCGAGATATACGCGCGCAGTGGTTTCCTACAATGTAATGAGCGTTAGGAAATAAAGTAAAAAGCCGCTGGCATTGTACGCGGGCTCGGTCAAACTCTTCATCTATACTTGGCATATGAGGGTCACGAAAGAATCTATTACACCCTGCTACATCATACAAATCTCCTAGGTGTATAAATTGATTGCAATTAAATTCTTTCCATTTACTATATATCCACTCTAAAAAATCCGACTGGTCAAATGGGAAGTGCGTGCACGACACAACAAGAATTCGGTCGCCATACTTTGTTTTCTTTGCTTTCTGCCTACGCCTTGCATTTTCACAGCCCTTACATACCCTTGAGCGGCGACCCTTCTCTTTGTCTTTATATAGAAATTCTTCTGTTCCCTTGATTGCCTGACAACAGGTGCAAGTAAATAGCGCCATAGCACTAGCTTTCGTTATTCGTCTAAAAGTGTTTCGCACTCTTCTTGAGCTTGCCCTAAGAACCAACGCGTTTGCTCGTAGCTAAGGCTGCCGTTGGCGCTGCCGTAAACCACTTCAACCATGCCATTTTCGTTAAAAACAAAGGCCACCAAGTTGGTAGCCCCTAAATCAGCCTTATCTGCAATAACGTCTGCTGCTTCGTACAAGTTACTCATATTGCGCTCCCTTTAATTCAAAATGCGGACCATCATTAAACGTCTGGTCTTTAAAATCTCCGTCACCATCCCAGTCATATCCCCAGCGCAAATCATAGCCAAGCTCTTTTGCAGTAGCTTTAATAACACCCCCCAAAAAATAAAACCTGTTAACATCTGTCCAATCAATTGGATAAGGGGCAATATCTACAGCAAGAGATGGCGAATAGTTATGTTTGCCCTTGCGTGTATATCCGTCAATCTTGCTTTTGCCCATACGGTAAAGCTCATTTTGTCTCTCAACGGTTCGGTGTCCTTCGATAACGGTGAAGTCGATTATGCTTTTGTCGAGCGCTTTACTAAGGATATGTATTAAATGAGGGTGAAGCTCTGATAGGCGTGCTTGAGATGATGCGCCAAATTGGTATTTTCCCACATCTTGTTCCTTCGTTGTTTACTTAGTGCAACACACATACTATATGTTGTGCAAGCACTATTTTTTCTTAACAACATTTTCTAGGATTAAGTCAATCTTATTTTCAAGCCCTTGTATCTGCACTTCCAATACAGCAACGCGCGTGTTTAGAGTGTCCACCACCTGAAGTTTTTGCCAAGCCCAAACTGCAACACCCACGGGGAGCGCAAAAAGGCTTTTGGTTAAG